GCATTTTATGAGAATCGATTAAGTTCGGATTTGGATTTAGATAGGTATTTCACCATTGGGGTGATAGTCCCCTTTACTAAAGCATGGTGGTGTTTATGCCGTTAGATTTCGTAAGCTGGGATGACAAGCCCCAGATAAAGTCCTTTATACGAGATCGTCTATTTTCAGATGAGCCTATCTTTTTGACTGAATATCAGGTGAAACCTGGATATTTCTAAGTTTTTGAACGCTTTTTGATATTAATAAAGCATTCCGAGGATTCAAACCTCGTTAAAATAATGAACCCCCCCCTTATATGTATTTCAAGACCAGATGATTGTTTGTAATCTGGCATTTATATTAGTAAATGTGTTAGCAGTAATCCAAAAAACTGCAGAAAACCCAAAATACCAATTTTGAGAAATAACAAGAAAAAGAAGGAATTCTCTATATCTTTAGGAAATTTATATTTCGTGAACCCAATGAAGTAGGGTGTTTTATAACAACCTCTCCGTGGAGTGATCCCGACGTTAACCTACAAGACACAATGATCATAACATAGTGTCATTTTGGTAACTCACGACTTATTTTTGTCCTAGAGCTCTATTTAGAGTTGGTCGTAAACCCGACTAGGTTTGAACCGCTGTTCCGAAGAATACAGCGGGTATCCCCAAAAGTGGGAGAAACAATAACTGAAAACGAACCAGATACAACACAATACAACAACGAGAATGCGATTTTTCAGAAGTTCCAAGGTGTTTATCACCACAGCAAAAGAGAATCTCGCAGCTGCTGCCGGCTTGTACTCCATCTATCAGGTGGAAGGAGCTGGCGCAGTTGTTGAGGCATTGCACGATGCAGAAGATGTGTCGTTACCAATGCAGATTTTCGTGAAGATGGGTTCTATTACCCGTGTCATGACTGTGTTCTCATACACGCCCATTGCGGCGTTCGAGAATGAGCTGTATAAGCTCAATGGCTGCCGGTGTTTTTGCACACTTAACGGCAAACCCCTCCGATACAATACCAGTTTTGGCGACTATGGAGTCAAGGAATTTGACACCATTTTCGCCTCGCCGTGTTTGATTGGAGGCATGAGTGGAAAGCCCACACAAATCACGTACCAAGATTTGGACGTGACCGGCATATCGTTTGCCGAAGCTCATACATACAACGGAGAATGGTCTTCGTATGTGAGCAAACAATCGCTTAAGTGCGATTTGTGGAAGGCCTCGCAGCGCCTCCAAAAGAAGTTGCGACAGAAGGAAGGAGCTTGGGAAATCCAAGCCGATGAAACTACAAAGCCCAATATTCGGGCCTTCCTTGACAGACATATAGACACAGATGTCCTGTCCCTTGTTGAAGACTTGGGACTGTTGGTGATCCAGTTGGTGCGCTCGCGTTCGCTCGTGGACTCGTCAATGGCCATCATCACTTTCTTGAAGCTCCGATCTGGAGGATCCATGATCGGAAACTTAGCTGATGTGCTCGATGTCATCATTCAAGATGTGGCTGGACCCCAGATCCAGGCCGATGAGGACATCACAGACGACATTTTGACCAAGGTCACTGACTTCCGAGCGTTTATCGGAAATTGGGAATCGGTCAAAGATTCCTCTGTTGTCAAACGAGCGATCAAGCTCTTCCGATATGCAGCAGCAGTCGGTGTGTGTGCCCATGTGGGTATCAAACTTGACAAACACACTCTTGAGTCGTGTAAGTCAGAGGCCGGCGGCATGTTTGCTGGTCCCAACTTTTTGTGCGCACTGCTTGATACAGTGGCGTTGTTCCTACAGAGGGCTTTGATGTTCCTCAAGACAGGAAAATGGGAAACGTTTTTCCATGGCCCCACCTCCTACTCACAGTGGTTTGATGGGTGCCAGGTGTTGAAACGCCATCACCAATTTATTGGTAACCTGGAAGCACACGGATCCAGCTACCACGAGTTCGTTCGAAACCTCTCAGCGAGCATCGAAGTGGGGCGGTCCATTCTCAAGTTCGGGGAACATACCTCGGGCTATGAACTCACAGCCATCAAGCGTCTCTTGAACGAGATGCTCATGATTCAGGCAAGTGTTCTTACGTACACAGCTGCGCAGGAATCTCGAAGGCCCCCGTTCTCACTGCTGGTGCATGGTGGGTCGTCTGTGTGCAAGTCCACCTTTGTGGACATGCTTTTCCACTATGGCGGACAGAAGATGAATTTGCCGACAACCAGCGACTTCAAGTACACTCGTAACCCGAGTATCGACTTTTGGTCGGGCTGGAACTCTTCGAAGTGGTTCATAGCACTTGATGATGTGGCGTATGTGAACCCCGATTCGGCCATTCAGGATTTGTCCCTGATGGAGATCATTCAGTTGATCAATGATGTGCCAATGGTACCCAACCAGGCAGCCCTTGAAGACAAGGGGAAGAACCCCGTTCGAGCGCGCATGGTTGTGGGAACAACGAATACCAAGCACCTCAATGCACATGCTCACTTTGCGTGCCCTTTGGCAGTGCAACGTCGAATGCCGTTTGTGGTCACTGTGCAACCCAAGCCTGAGTATGCCCGAGATGATGCTCCAACAATGATGGACCCTCTCAAGCTTCCACCAATTACGGATGATTGGCCAGACTTCTGGGTGATCAGTGTTGACAAAGTGGTGCCCGTTGGTGAAGATGGACGTGCCACTTTCGAGAGCATTCATGTGTTCTCGGACGTGCACCGTTTTTTGGATTGGCTTGGGGAGACCATGGATCTGTTCCACCAGGTTCAGACTAAAGCCCGAGTTGGGTGTGCCGCAATGCAGGGTTTTAAGCTCTGCCACACGTGCAATCGAGTGCAATGCGCTTGCCCAAAGTTGCAGAACGATGAGAGCAAGATTTTCAAGGGATACCGTATGCCAGTAGGCTTCAAAGTCGGTGAGTCCTTTAAACTCTTGGAGACCGAGGGGAACGAGCAGTGGGTCTACACTTACGAGTATGATCTGCAAGCAAACCACAATTACGTTCTCACCACCCAGATTTTCTCCAAGAAGAAGTTGGTGCGTGAATGGACGTCAGTGGCCACTCTACGTGGACCCTCAGACGAAGCTGATGAGGCGGAAATGCCTCAACTTGAATCCGAAGAGATTGCTATGGCTGAAGTGCTGTCGCAGGTGGTAAGTCACCATTCCATGCAAGCAGGTCGTGGTATGACTCGAGCTGTTACTTGGTGTGCTTTGAAGTACATCGACTGGTACATGGCGTCAGCCACAGTGCGCTATATCACCCACTCAGCTATGGGCTGGAGGGTGTGCCGCAAGTTGGCGATGGGAACTCTTTCCTTCGTGCGAACGAACAAGCGATCATTTTACCAGTACTGTGGTTCTATGGTGAGGGATGCGTATATCGCGCCCAAATGGCGCAAGGTTCTTAAGGGAATCGCAGTGGCCTCTGCACTTGCTGCTACGGTTTTCACGGTTGTGAGTATCGGGCGATCCTTTCGTAAGACCGAGACCCGAGCTTGCAAGCGATGCTACCTCCCATGTTGCCGCAAGGCTGAGCAATGGGTTGAGGTGTGCAAAGCTTGCCAGGCTGGTAAGTCTAAGCCAGTGAAAACTCTTGAGATGTGCGAGGATTGCAATGATGTCCTTTCTGATGCAGGACTTGAAGAACAGGGACTTCGCCAATCGGTGGCGGACAGTACATTCAAGACTACGGAGAAGGAGAATGTGTGGAAGCGTGATGACTATCAAACGTCGTCATTTGACACGACTGACGTGAATGTCAGTTATGCAGCGCTACCACGAGACCAGTTGATGCAATTGGTGCAACGCAATATGGCGCGTATCAAGGTCAGCAACGGCGAGAAGATTCGTGAGGGCAATGCGCTGTGCGTTGGCGGTCACCTCTGGGTTACTAATAACCACACGTTCTACATGGATGGAGATCTCAAGGTCTCACTATTGATTGAGGGAACACCCATGGGTGCAACTCCCAATGTGACTTTTGTCATCCGCCAACACGAAATTTTCCGAGATCCTGGTTCCGATCAGGCTTGGTTCATGGTGATGTGTTGGTCGCCAAAACGTGATCTTCGACAGTTGATCCGCAAGCCAACATTGGCTGGTATGTACCGTGCGGCCTATACAGGCTATGCGAAGACAATAGCTCCGCAGGAGTTAGTGGTTGCCGCTGTGCAGCTAGGCAAGGTCTCTCATGAGGGATTAGCCCAAGATATGGATGCGTGGCATGGTAACGCTCAATTGCCTACAACGGTGGGAGATTGTGGTATGCCACTTGTAGTTCACAAACCACAGTCCGCCATTCTCGGTTTGCACATGCTAGGGAATGCCTCTGGCACTGTATGGGCATCGGCCCTAGATTCCGATAAGGTCGAGCGAGCAGTGGCTCATTTTGACCGACCCATCATTCAGAGTGGCTCACCAGTCATCTCGGCTCCTTCAAAGGAAAAAAGTGTTGGACAGTTAAGAATGTTCTCCCCTCTGCGCTGGCTGGAAGAGGGATCTGTGACGGTTTACGGATCGTACACAGGTTTCCAAGCCACACCACGCTCGAAGGTAGGACCCACACTGTTGGGCACACGCATTCTCGAGGAGCGAAAGTGGGATGTGGATGCCGTGCGTCCCGAATTGCGGGACTGGAGACCATGGCGCTTGGCTTTGGTGGATGTTGCTAACCAGCAGCATGGCGCCATTGATAGTGTCAAACTCCGTGCGTGCGCGAAAGCCTACGTGAAGGATGTGTTGACAGCGTTACCAGTGGAGGCTCTGCAAACTTTGCAAGTCTTGTCCAACGAGGCTGTTGTAAACGGTATTGCCGGGGTGAAGTTCATTGATAAGATGAATTTCAAATCATCCATGGGTGAACCGTATTGCAAGGCCAAGAAACATTTTCTTGAAGGAGATATCAACGTCAAGTATTTCAATCCTGAGGTGCTCGATCGCATTGCTCACATCGAGACATGCTATGCCCGTGGACAGCGGGCGTGCCCAGTATTCAGCGGGCAGTTGAAGGATGAACCACGTTCTCGAGCCAAGGTGGCTGCTGGGAAAGTGCGCGTTTTCACGGGCGCGCCAGCGGACTGGTCGTTCGTGGTGCGGAAGTATCTACTGACAACCGTCAAGGTGATTCAGGAGAACCCATTCGTGTTTGAGGCATCCCCAGGGTGCGCGACTCAGACACTGGAATGGGAGCAATACTTTGACTACCTGACTCGACATGGCGTTGACCGATTGATTGCAGGTGACTATGGCAAGTTCGACAAAAAGATGGCAGCTTTGTTGATCCTTGAAGCCTTTTGGATTCTGAGTGAAATCTTGCGTGAAGCAGGGTGGACAGAAGAAGAGCTGATTGTGATCCACTGCATTGCTGAGGATACTGCCTACTCGGTAGTCAACTTCGGAGGTGATTTGGTTGAGTTCTTTGGGTCAAACCCATCTGGACATCCCTTGACTGTCATCATCAACTGTTTGGTGAACGCGCTGTATATGAGGTACTGCTATTTGGAACTCTCCCCGCTGAAGCTCAAGGGCTACGCACAAGTGGAGAACTTCAAGAAGCATGTTAACCTCCTGACATATGGCGATGACAACGCTATGGGCGTGAGCCCATTAGCATCGTGGTTCAACCACACTGCCATTCAGGAAACCCTAGCCTCTATTGGGGTGGAGTACACCATGGCTGACAAAGAGAGTGAATCACGTCCCTTCATCCACATTCGGGAGGTTTCGTACCTGAAGAGGACATGGAGATGGGATGATGACATTGGAGCCGTGGTGTGTCCACTGGAAGTGGCATCGATCCACAAGATGCTGACGGTAGGAACACCAAGTGAAACAGAATCGCCGGAAGTACACATGGCGTCGTTGATTACAGCGGCAGTCAATGAGTGGTTTTGGTATGGAAAAGAAACCTTTGAACGCGAACGTGCTTGGTTGTGGAATCTTGCCCTTGAGGCGGGTATCCACCACGAAGTGAAAGCTAAGTCTTTTCCAACATGGAGCGAGCTGTGTGCTCGCTTCGAGAAGTCGTCTCTTGGAATGGAGACGCAAAGAACCCGAGGGTGTGTTGGTGAGCACCCGCGCACTATTGTGCCGAAGTAGTCCCCACGTGATGAGTGATCTGCATGTATATATTTTCTGCATTTTGTATATTAGTGAGTGTGCATTTTTCATGTAAACCCGTCCTTCACTAAGGACCCCCCTATTCAGGGGAGCGATACTGGGTGTCGACAAAAATGAGAACTCGCCCGAAGACTACGGAATCTCAGGCGTTTAAGTATTCCGAAACAAAACACAAAAACAAGAAAACAAAAAACAAAACAACAACAGAACTGACATTGTGGACTTCTTCCTTAGTTGTCCGCAGTGTGAACGTCCCATGGAATTTTCGATTGGGACAGTACAGCAAGTGAAGTGTGATTCATGTTTGGATGCTTGGAGTTGTCAGATACAGTCTGAAGAAACAATTCTAGCTCCAGCCGTCCAAGAGATGGCTATGACAGAGTCTGAGACCACAGCATTTGTTGACTCGGCGACAGGTAGCAACATCGGTTACCCATCAATCGCTAGCTCCATTGATACAGCAGATGCCGTTACATCGGCGGGCTTGAAGGAATTCTTGTCTCGCCCTGTACGAATTCTCAACTTTACATGGTCGCAAGCTGATGCAGTGGGTATTTCGCAGACAATTTCCCCTTGGAATCTCTTCTTTAACAATGCCAACATCAAGTTTAAGTTGAATAACTTTAGCTTTTTGAGGGCGAATTTGAAGGTGAAATTTGTCATCAATGCGTCTCCATTTTTGTATGGATCGATGCGTGCCTGTTACCAACCGCTGCCAAACTTCAAGCAATCCACTATCATTAGTGGCACTGCTGGTGGTCAAGCGAATTCAGAGTTGATTCCTTATTCACAGCAACCTGGAGTGTGGTTGAAGCCTCAAGCCTCGGAAGGGGCTGAAATGACTTTGCCATTCTTCTATCCACGTGCTTATCTTAAAGCACAGGTTGCTCAGGATTTTACGGATATGGGCACTCTACGAATGATCATTTACAATGTGCTGCGAAGTGCAAATGGAGCCACAGGCAATTCCGTGTCTGTTCAGGTGTATGCCTGGGCTGAAGATGTAGTCTTGGCTGGGCCCAGCGTGGGATTGGCAATGCAAGCGGATGAATATGGGACAGGACCAGTGTCCGGACCAGCAAGTACTGTTGCTACGATAGCTAACAAGCTAAAGAGTATACCCTTTATTGGGAAATTTGCGACAGCAACAGAGATGGGTGCAAGTGCTGTGGCTGGGATAGCCAAGCTTTTTGGTTTTACCAATGTGCCTGTCATTGACCCTACTTTACCATATCGACCGTCTCCCTTTCCGCAATTTGCGTCACCAGAGATTGGATACCCTGTAGAGAAGCTGACCCTAGACGCCAAGAATGAACTTTCGATTGACCCAAGCATTATCGGTTTGACCGGTGAGGATGAGTTGGCCATCTCGAAGTTTGCTGGGCGTCAATCGTTTTTGACTTCTTCCTCTTGGACAACTGCAACCGCAGTTGATACAGCATTGTTCACAGCAAAGGTTACCCCAAGTATGAACTTGGGAGGCACAGTAGTGCAGAGCCTTGTGCAACAAACTCCAATGTCCTTAGTGGCGCAGCTTTTCAAGAGCTGGCGTGGGGATATCATCTTCACATTCCGGTTCATTGCTACGCCCTTTCACAAGGGGCGAGTGCGCATTTCGTATGACCCCTTCAACGCCTCAGTGCAGTCTACTGCAGATACAGGCCCTGTCACATTCAACAAGATTGTGGATCTGGGCGAGGAAACAGAGGTGGACGTGCGGATTCCCTACCAGCAAGCATTGGCTTGGTGCTATACTTATAATGACTACGTGTCTAGTAGGTATACGACATCTACAGGACCGGCTTTGACGTATGCCGATACCTTTGATAATGGAATGATTTCCGTTAAGGTGCTTACGTTACTTACCGCGCCCGTCACTTCCTCGACCGTGGAGATGCAGGTCTTTGTGCGGGCTGCTGAAAACATTGAGTTTGCGAACCCTTGTAGAGCACCCCAAAATGAGACAGTGTTTGCCATTCAATCGGAGGAATATCAGGAGGAACGAGTTGGACAGGAGATGTCCGTGGGAACGAATTCAGCCACTATTGAATCACATCGCTCGCGAGTGAACTTTGGTGAGGTTGTTGGATCCCTGCGAACACTGCTGCGGCGTGTTAACCTGATTGATGGGATTATACCGACGATTACGACAGCTCAGGCAGGCTATTGGAAATATAGGCACATGCGTTTTCCGCCATACTTCGGTTATGACCCTGCGGGGTTGCAAACTGTGAATGGAGTTAACGCGCCTGCCAGTACCTTTCCTTTCAATGCTGTTGTGGTCACACCATGGCACCTGATTGCTAACTGTTTCGTGGCCGTGCGTGGATCCATCCATTGGCACTACAACTGGGACGGCCCAGACTATGTTACCGTTAAGGCAGCAAGGGACAATGATCCCTTTACCACAACCTTTTTCGGTACAACAACATGGGTGCCCGGTTCGACATCGTTCAACACGAATAACATAGCTACGAACAATCCCAACACAGCGTGTGGGCAGGCAGTAGTGAACCAGAAAACGCAAGCTGGTCTCAGCGTAAGTGTTCCCAATTACTCGGTGTTCAAGTTTGAGTCGACAGACCCTACTAACGCCACTGCTCCCGTAACATCGGGTGGCAAGTATGACGGATCCTGTTTTGAGACCATTGTTGCTAGCGTCAATAAGAATGCTGGTGTTGATTTGTCTGATGGTGTGTTTGAACGCTACATGGGTATTGGGACAGATTTAGGTCTGTACTTCTTCCTTAACTGTGCATCTACACGCATCTTGGCACACAATAGCTATGCAATTCCCTAGGTGGATAGTGACCCCACCAATAAGTCCTCATGCCCTTGCTCGGGTGTGTGGGTCAGAACAAGAGCGGCCCTTGAGAAGGGTGACAGGAGTAATCCTATGCATTTCTCGTTTGGTAAACGAGCGCAATCAGAAGCGTATATTCTGACGCAGAAAATCACTGCCTAAACAAATGTAATTCCCAACCGGACGTGCCCGGAGGGGCGCTTTGTCATTTCGAAGCGCCGGCAACAAGAGAAAATCTCATTCAGATGGAAAATGAAAGATGTAGGCTCTCTTGTGGAGCTGAACTAAGCATTGACGATTTGATTGAGATCTTGTTACCACCAAGTAGCATAGGTC